ATTTTTTTGGGATAGCCCCGAAGGGGCTTTTGTGATAGGTTTGGTCACTCGCAGGATTTTAGGTCGCTGTCGCCATGGTCGCTGTGAGGGTTGACATTCCCTCAGTTTATGGTAGAATATACCTAAGTCAGGGTAGCGTTACTCTGGCTTTTCTAATTAAATTGTCGTAGTACGACAAAGAAAGGACATGGGTATGAAACGTCCAGTTAATGTAATTATCGAACTACTAGGTTCGGTACAATGCTCAATCATTGATATGGAAACTTCTCTGTTAGAGAAAGAAAAAGTCAAAAACGATTTACTGAAAGAACTACAAGAATCAGTTAATTCTATGATGACTGAGGAGGTGTCCAATGGCTAATTGGTGCATAAACGAAGTAGATATTTCTTTTCATAGAGACTGTCCTATGGAAGAACGACTGCGAATCAGGAAAGCTATTAATATTCCATTGGAAGAACGTAACGAAAAATGCCAAGGGAACTGGAAGGAGGAGGATAACTGGTTCAGCTTTAAGATTATAGTTCCAGAGCCTAAGCATAAAATAGTAGAAGTAAAAGACAGACTACCTGAGTATGTTTTAGAGAATGGTGAAGATTATGACTGGTATCATTGGCGATATGACAACTGGGGTGTGAAATGGGATCGCTCTGATATTTATTTTTCAGATAATGATGAACTTAATATTTCCATGTCATTCGATACACCATGGAATCCACCTGAAGGAGTGCATAATAAAGTTAGAGAGATACTTGATGATTATGCTTCGATGACTTGGTTTTACCGTGAGTCGGGTTGTGAGATTGCGGGGTATTTACAATGAGTAAAGGTGAAAAATTTGCAGAAGCAATAAACAGGTTACTAGCGGAAAGCCTAATGAATGCCTTGTCCGCTCGGGTCGCTGCTCATTGTTTGGGTCGAGTTATAAATGAGCAGAACGAGGAAGGACGGGAGAAAGCTATGACTTTTCTTTCCCAGTTCGGACTTAAGTTTGACATAATCAAACGAGAAGACTCAGTAGAAATAGCTTGTGGTATCGAGTCAGCCGTATTTAAAAATATGGACGAGATGATGTCCGAGTGCCATACTTTGCTGTTAGAATCACCAGAGACATTCTCTGAGGATTGCGAAGGTGTTGTTGATTCTTACTTTTGTGAATACTTAGAGAAATTCAATCCAAGTTGACCCATGTTGGCGTGGGGAGTCGAGTCACCAAAACTAAATCTCGGCTCCTCACGTTTTTTGTGGGACTTGACTGTCCCTCAGTTTCTGGTACAATATACATTGACATGGAGGTAGATATGTATTTAAAACACAATGGTTATGTATTGCACGAGCAGTTGTCGGAGTACGACAATTCTACTGAGATTTTTGCTGTTGGTACTGGGTTCCGTACTCCGTCTCACAACATCAAAACAGGTGCGAATGTAATACAAGTTACAATTCAACTCAAGAACGAGAAGCCTAGCGAGGCTATTAAGAATCGCTCGGAGTCTGGCATTTGTGGTGAGTGTCCTCATCGTCCTCAGCCTGATGGCACTAGGACTTGCTATGTGAACATGAGATCACACAATGCTATTTGGAAGAAGTACAGCGAAGGAGGGTATCCAAAAGCTACTTCTCTTGAGTCGCTGGGAAGAGATCGTGTTATTCGTTTGGGATCGTATGGTGATCCTGCAATGATTAACAAGGAAGTGTGGGATCGTTTGCTCCACAAGTCAAAGGGGCATATGGGCTACACACATCAATGGGAGAACTTGTCGGACTACGACAATTTATCCGATTATTGTATGGCTAGTGTTGAAACTCTTGATCAAAAGCAACGGGCTAATGACATGGGTTATCGCACATTTCGAGTCACGGACGACTTAAATACATTACAGCCAGATGAGATTGTTTGTCCTGCTTCTAAAACTATGGGCAGGAAAACTACTTGTTATGACTGTCGCTTGTGTGCAGGGGCGTTTCGTGATCGTTCTGCTAAGATACCTAATATTGTGGAACAAGTCCACGGATCAGGTGCGAAGCACTTCACTTCTCTTACTGTCAAGGAGACAGCCAATGAACGAGCGACTGCAACATGCTGAATATTTTTCAGAGATCAATCAGAGGAATGTATTGTCATATTCTAAGAAAGGAGAACAGATACTGAACATGTACAGGTCAATGGTTAATGCTGATGTCAACATGACTGACCAAGAATTGTTACAAGATTTGTTCACCGATATTTTCCATAGGTACGGGTCAACCTTGGAGTTGCCCACAATGTTTGGGTATTCCAAAGCGGTTTACCACGACGAGCTAAAGTTAGCGGAAGGAGGTACAGACTAATTGAGATTTTTCTGGACTAACAAACTTAAGATTGTAGATTCGTTCTTAAAAGCTAAGAATAAAAAAATGGCGTTGACATACGCAGGAGCGATATTACTTAAGGACGAAGAAGAAGATTTACTCTGTGAGGCAGAGCGTGAATGGCTCATGGATATTTTACGTAACCCTGATTCTTATATAGAATCATACAAACTTGGAGACTTTTAACATGGTTACAAATACATTAGGACAGCAGGCAGTTCCTGCATACGTAGAGGCAAGTAGACCCAAAGCTCCAGTTCCTTTCGATGGAGGTAACTGGGGAGAAGTATGGGATCGTGAAAGACTGAAGGATCTTTCTGTCCCCAAACTTGGTCCAAGTGATTGGCGACCTATTCCTCACGATCAATTCGTTGGCATGGCTGAGAATGCTTTGGAATCTTCAGGCTTCCGAGTAAGCGACAGCGTAAATTATGTCGGGCTTTCTAGGGAGAGTGCTAAGAAAAGAATACCAGACTTACCTAAGTATGGTCGGTTTCTTACTATGTTTGGTATTACACACAAGGATATTTTACCAGATGTAGCAGGTATTTCTTGGGAGATGGCTTTGGTTCAGTCTTGCGATATGTCTATTGCATTGGGAGGACTATTCGGCAAACGTGTTCAGGTATGTAGTAACGGTATGTTTAATGCTGATTATTCTTTCAGGAGAAAGCACACCAAAGGAGTAGATCCGTCTAATATGGGAGAGTTTACACCAGTAGACGATTTACTTAAAAACATGATCGCTAATGTTCAGCAATGTGCGGAGCTTGAGGTCACTCGCATGAACAAGTACAAAGAAACTGAATGCACTCAGGATGATGCTCGGTTTCTTATTATCGAAGCTGTTAAGAATGGAGTAATTGCAAAGGCTCATGTTCTTGACGTGCTTGAGCATTTCAACAATCCTGAGCATGTTGAATTCAAAGAAGACAATGTGTGGTCGCTAGAAAATGCGTTCACCAGCTTTGGTCGTGGTCGTTCTTTGTTTGATCAGGGACAGAAGATGTCCAATCTTACTAAGATTATTGACCAAAGGTTTTATTCTGAGGAGGCTGAGGACAAGTCTACTCAACTTGCGACTACTTTTTAATTGTCGCAGTACGACATTTGGCACCAACAACGGGCTAGGCTTTTGGGAGTGAATTAAACGTGCTTTTCCTAAAAGTGAGGAGTGTTTCCTCCGAGGATCTTTCAAGAGTCTAGCCCTTCATAGCTACCTCCAGTAAGGCAGGTCATGTAAATCTAGATGACCTATATTAAGTTTTGGCCTGTCTTACTTTTTTTATAGAGACAACAATGGCAATATCAAGAAGAAACAATTCATGGCAAGTAGATGTAACTTGCAACGGCAAAAGAGTACGTCGTTCTTTCCAATCTTTAATTGATGCACAAAAATATGAATTAGAGGTTAGAATAGATTTAATGGAAGGACGAAGCCCTAAGAAAGCAAAAGAGATTCGTGACCCAGTTAGTGTTGGGGGTATGGGCTACCGTGTGTACGATTTAATTTGGTCGCAACAAAAATCAGCAGATCATACTTTTAACAGACTTGTAAATGTAGTGGATTACTTCGGTGAAGAAACACTTATAAAAGATATAACTACATCTGATTTAGAGAAGTACGCATTGGACTTAAGATTGCAAGGGAATTCTCCCGCTACTATTAACAGAAAAGGTGCAATCATTTCTAAGATACTTGGTCATGCGAAAAAGCATGGGATTATATCTACGAAGCCTGTGTTCCCTAATCAGAAGGAACCAATAGCTAGGAATGAGTACTACACAAAGGAACAAGAAAAAGAAATCATAGGACTTATCCAGACAACTGACGATGAAGAGTTTGAGGATTTCTTTACAGTCTTAATTGATACTGGGATGCGTCGAGGCGAAGCGGCAAGTCTTACTTGGGATTGCGTGGACTTTGACGAGTCAGTCATTCACTTGAAAGATCCAGATAAAATTAAAACAGGACTTGTTCGCTCGATCCCTATGACTAGCAGGGTAAAAAGAATATTTAAAAAGTTAAAGAGCAATAAAGAATTAGAAACTCCTTTTAACTTATCGACAATTTACTGGGACTCTAAGGTAGACCGTTTTAAACGAATGACGAATAGAAATTTTCCAAGGATGCTACACACTTGTAGGCATACTTTCTGTTCAAGGTTAGTGCAGGGTGGAGTTCCAATTAACGAAGTAAAAGAACTGGCAGGGCATAAAGATTTAAGAACTACTTTGGGTTATGCACACTTAGCTCCGAGTAATTTAAAGAGTGCAATAAAAGTTTTAGAGTCGAAATAATTGTCGCAGTACGACATTACACACATTGGTAGGGATTATGACTGAACATAAAAATCAACAAGAAAATTTAGAACAAGAGATGATCGAGCTTGGCCGTCAGCGTTACTTGCACAAAGTAAAAAGAGCAGCGGAAACAAAGTTAGAATCTACAACATCTGTGGGACAGAGATTGCTTGCTCATTCTATAACTGAAATGGCTCAAGCTCTTACTGATTGGCTTAAGAAAGCAGAAAAAGCTCCGGGGAAAAGACATAGAGCGTATGAGTTTTTATCAATCCTTCCTCCTGAAGTCTGTGCAGGTATAACAGCAAAGTCAGTACTCGATTCAATAAGCGTAGAACGAAAAATTATGAGTGCGGCTAGTGTAGTGGGTCGAATGATCGAAGATGAAATACGTTTTCGTGAATTACAAAGCGATCACCCATCTTTATGGCAACAAATGCACCGAGTACTCGATCGGTATCAGTCATACACAAATAAATCTAAGTTTATAAACAGATCCATGCAGTACCACCAGATAATTATGCCTAAATGGTCTCGTAAAGAAGCTGCATCAGTTGGATTAACTTGTATAGAGTTACTAAGACAGTCCACAGCGATTATAGATATTATGACAAGAACGAATCAGGCAGGAAAGTCATACACGATTATTAAACCTACTTCTGAGTTATTGACTTGGATAAAAAAATCTCACGAGTACAACGAATATTTAAATCCTGTCTGGCTTCCTATGGTACAGAAGCCTGTAGAGTGGAACAATGTGTTCATCGGTGGTTACAGGGGCATGGAAAGACATCGCCGTCCTCTTGTCAAGCTGTATGACGAGAGTCACATGGAAACACTATCACTCGCCAAGATGCCCTCCGTTTATAGTGCGGTTAATTCGCTGCAATCTACGGCATACAAAGTAAACGGAAGGATGGTCGATGTTCTTAAACATTGTCGAAACAGAGGACTTCCAATAGGAGGACTACCTCCAATGGAAGATACTCCTATTCCTCCTAAACCTGCAAACATTGGGGAGGACGAGGAAGCAAGAAGACAATGGAGAAAATCGGCTGCTCGAACTCACTTTGACAACGAACGAATAAAGTCAAAGAGGTTGCAAGTTTTAAAAGTATTAAACCTTTCCAATAAATTTTTAAACCAAAAAATATTTTTTCCTTTGTCGCTGGACTTTAGATCCCGTGTGTATCCACGTCCGTATTTCCTACAACCTCAAGGCCCTGATTGGAGTCGCTCGTTGCTTTGGTTCAACAGAGGTGTGCCAGTAAACGAATGCAAAGACGAATCAGGAGTAAAGTGGTTACTCATAAATGCTGCGAACAAGTGGGGCATGTCTAAGTCGAACTACGATGAAAGGATTAAATGGGTCGAAGATAATATTTCGCTGATAAGAAACATAGGTAGAGATCCTTTGTCTGATATGACATGGGCTAAAGCGGATGAACCTTGGGGATTTCTCGCTGCTTGCATGGAGATAAACGATTTCCACAATACAGGGTCTTCGTTTAATTCTACGTTACCTATAGGAATGGACGCTACAACTCAAGGTCTACAACTTTATAGCATTATTCTTAGAGACTACACATCCGCAGTAGCTACAAATGTTATTCCCAATGAGTTACCAAATGATGTGTACCAACAAGTTGCTGACATTGTTCGAAAGAAACTGTACGAAAAGGGTGACGACATTGGTAAGAAATGGCTTGAGTTTGGAATAAGTCGTAGTACGACAAAAAGAAGTACCATGACATTGTGTTACGGTTCAACTTATTATTCTTGTAAAGAGTATGTAACTGAATGGTTTTATGATTTAGTGAAGTCAGGAAAAGAAAATCCTTTTGGTGATTCAACGTATCAACCATGCTCTTATCTTGCAACTATAGTTTGGGAATCTATTGGAGAAGTAGTAGGATCAGCCAGAAGATGTATGGATTGGTTAAGAGAAGTTGCAGGGATTTGCGTAGACAATGAAGTCCCAGTTCGTTGGATTACTCCTCTTGGGTTTCCTGTGTCGATGCACTACGAAAGTACTGATCGTTACGCAGTTAAAACTTTAGTCAACGGAGTGATGCGACAACACAGGCTTCGCATGCCTAACGGAAGACCAAACAGAAGAAAGACTGTAAACTCAGTATGCCCAAACTGGATTCATTCGTTGGACGGACTGGGTGGATTACTAGGTGAAAGTGTTGTTATGTGTACAAACAGAGGAATCAAAGACATAACATCTACCCACGATACTATGTCTACACATAGTGCTTACTGTTCTTTAATGGCCTCTTGTATACGGGAGGCAACAATCAGCATTTTCGAGTATGATGTTCTTGCTGATTTTGCAACACAAATTGAATGTACTCTCCCCTCCGGCGTTAGTTTACCTTCGTTGCCGGAGATGGGAACTTTAGATTTAACGAGGGTAAGAGACTCATTATATTATTGGAACTAGGAGGTTCACATGAGTAAATATTTTGTACAGAAGTACACCAGTCCTATTTGTCTTTGCCAATGGCCTAAGCTACAAGACCCAGACAGCAAATACAAAAAATACCAAGTTGATTTAATTATGAACAAGGAGCAAATGAATGACTTGAATAAGAAAGCAAATCATGTCATTGACGAGCAAATTAAAAAATTAAATCCAAACAAGAAGTACAACAGGAGAGAACTAAACTGGAAACCTTGTGAAGACGAAGCAGGTATGTACACCATTAAGTTTGCATTGCCTGAGTTTGATTACAAGAATGTTCCGCAACGTCCTAAACTGTTGGATTCAAAAGGTAACGATCTTTATTCAAAGTTTAAAGCTGACGGTATAACAATCGGAGGCGGATCTAAAATACAAATTGGTGCTGACTTAGTTGGTTACGAAGGTGCAGGAGCAGTAGGTGCTTCTTTGAAACTTCGACAAGTAAGAGTATTCGATCTTAAAGAATACAACGGTGCCGGTAATTTTGATTGGAGTACAGACGACGGTTTCACTATGGAGAGTTCTGAGAGCTACGATTCTTCAGATGCATCCATGTATTGAAACAACTTTTGACGTAGATAAGTGGATCATAACTCTTCCCATTGATCCTGTTCCTGCGTCCAGACCTAAGTTTTTTAGGCGAGGACGCATGAGCAGGGTCTACTACGGCAAAAAATATACTAACTTTAGGAACGTAGCAAATGACTTACTTGAAGAAGCAACATGGCCTGTTGAGTTTCCATTAGGAAACATGGTTGTTGTCTCTGCTGATTTTATTGTTGCTAAACCTAAGACAACTAAAAGACTTCACCCTCGAGGAGATGTCGATAACTATTTTAAAACTTTGGATGTTTTAAATAAATACGTATGGTTTGACGATGACCAAATTGTTTGGGCTTCAATGTCAAAGAGGTATGGGGACGTGCCTAAAATTATTGTGGAGGTAAAAGAAATTGTCGGAATTCCTACGACACGAGCCTTGTCCGAACTGTGGGTCTAGAGATAATTTAGCAAGGTACACGGACAATCATGCTTGGTGTTTTGGTTGTAATTATTATGAAAAAGGAGATGGTGAACACGTTGAGCGAAAGGAGACTCGCAAAGTGTCAGGACTCATTGATTATGAAATTCTAGAGCTAGGCCCTAGAAAACTTACGGAAGAAACTTGTCGCAAGTGGAACTACGGAGTAGGTAACTACAACGGTCAGCCTGTGCAAGTTGCTAATTACCATGATTCTCATGGAGAGCTTGTTGCTCAAAAACTTAGGTTCAAGGATAAAAGTTTTAGGTGGTTGGGAGATTATTCTCGTGCTTCTCTTTATGGGAGAAATCTATGGAGAGACAACGATAAGATGGTAACCATAGTCGAAGGCGAAATAGATGCACTAAGTGTGTCTCAAGCGTTCGGACTTAAATGGCCTGTGCTTTCGTTGAGTTCAGGGATTTCCCATGCACATAAAGAGATTGCTAAGAATCTAAACTGGTTAGAAAGCTACGAATCTGTTGTTCTTTTCTTTGATCAAGACGAGCGTGGAAGAGAGATGGCTAAAACAGTAGCACAACTTTTTACTCCCGGAAAAGCAAAGATTGTAGGGTCACTCAGCGAGAAAGATGCTAACGATTGCTTGAAGAACGGGAAAGTAAAAGAGATCGTAGATGCTGTGTATGGTGCTAAATCTTTTAGACCTGATGGTGTGGTTCCCGGAACTGAGTTATGGGATGTCATAGTAAAAGAAGATACAAGGGAAAAAATACCTTACCCTTGGGATGGACTTAATGACAAACTGTTTGGCATGCGTGGAGGAGAACTGGTAACTCTTACTGGAGGAACTGGTATTGGTAAAAGTTCTATAACACGAGAGCTTGCTTACTACTTTTTAAACCAAGGTAAAACTGTGGGCTATGTAGCTCTTGAAGAATCCATGCGAGTTACTGCTGATAACATTTTAGGATTGTATTTAAACTGTCCTCCTTTTTATTGGGAGCGTGACGGAATTACAGTAGAACAGAAGCGACAGGCCTATGAAAAAACTGTGGGGTCAGGTAAAATGTATTTGTATGATCATTGGGGTTCTTTAGATCCCAGTAATCTTTTGACACATATACGTTACATGATTCGTGCAATGGAGTGCGATGTTATTGTTTTAGACCATTTAAGTATTGTTGTTAGTTCTATTGCTGAAGGTGACGAGCGTAGAATGATTGACTCAACAATGACCAAGCTCCGATCTTTGGTAGAAGAAACAGGAGTTCACTTAATATTAGTAAGTCACTTAAAAAGACCTGACGGGAGGCCCCATGAAGAAGGCGGACAAACATCGTTGGCACAACTTAGAGGATCTACGGCCATTGCTTGTCTTAGTGATGCTGTTATTGGTTGCGAACGAGATCAACAAGATGAACACCACGCAAACAGAATGCGACTCCGAGTACTCAAGAACAGATATTCAGGTTCTACAGGCCCCGCTTGTTACCTTGAGTACGACGGAAACACAGGAAGACTGCGGGAATGGGAAGAAGTTGATGTCGTTGCTGTGCCTAGTGGAGGAGAATCGTGAGTTGCTTTCTGCTATACGGGAAGTAGAAACAGGAGGCGAGCAGGACGCAAATAATGCTTTGGGTGACGGAGGAGATTCGTTGGGAAGTTACCAAATACAGTTTAATTTTTGGCTAGATGCCATTAATTATTGTCCAGAACTAAGAGGAGTTTACGAAGATGTCCGAAAACCCAGATACGCCGAAAAAGTCATCTGTAGTTACTGGAGCAGATATTGCCCAGATGGAACAAGAGAGGATAAGGCAAGAATTTTTAATGGAGGCCCAAGAGGAAATCGAAGACAGTCAACAGATCGCTACTGGAAAAAAGTTTCTGATGCGTTACAAAGGCAAGCCGGTTCCTTATAGGACTATTGGAGAATACTTTGCAGAGTTTGAGGACAGAGCTATTTCCGCAGAGCGAGTCCAACAAATAGAAAGAAAGGCTTTGGCAAAGTTAAGGGAGCGGTTAGGAAAAGACCCTTTAGTTAAAGAGTATTTAAAGGGTACTAGAAAGGCACTAATGAACAATGGCCGTGATTATATTTGACATAGAGACTAACGATATAAAAAACTTTAACACGTTGTTGGGACTAAAAACTATTCATTGCATAGCTTTGGCTACTCCAGATGAAGATCCAAAGTTAGTCCCTGTTGACGAAGCGTTAAAGATTTTGTCAGAGGCAGATGTTATTGTGGGACACAACATCCAAGACTTTGACTTGAGAGCTATAAAACGTTTGCACCCTGATTGGGAATTTAAAGGAGAAGTATTAGATACTTTAATTTTATCTAGAGTTTTATGGCCTGACATTATTCAGGACGATTACTCAATTATAGATTTTCCTAGAAATCTTATGGGGAGACACTCACTTAAATCTTGGGGATATCGTCTTGGAATACTCAAGGGAGAATTCTCAGATACAAATGATTTCTCTGAATACACAGAAGAAATGGGAGAGTATTGTGTACAGGATGTAAAAGTTACCAAGGCTCTTTGGGAGAAGATCCAGAAGGAGAACCTTCCTGAAAACCCGTCCAAACGGGAACACGAGTTCTCGGCAATAATAAAACAACAAGAGCTAGACGGAATCGCTTTCGACGTAGAAAAAGCTAGGACTTTTCATGCTGAACTACTAGCTTTAAAGAATGAATTGTATGAAGAATTGGTTGACAACATACCACCAAAGATTGTTCCTATGAAAACTTGTGAGTATTTTCTTGATCCTGAAACAGGAAACAAGTATAAATTAAAAGGGGATGCACCAGATGCCAAAACAAAATCGAGACTCAAAGACGGCCCGCTTAGAAAAAAAGTTACAAACTTTAACCCAGCAAGTAGGCTTCAAATCGCCAATTTCTTTATTGAAAAGTACGGATGGGAGCCAGAAGACTATACAGGTGAAGGTAGACCTAAAGTCGATGAGTCCGTACTCGGTAAACTTGATTATCCCGAAGCAAAACTTCTTTCCAAATACCTAACTATTATTAAAAGACTAGGGATGTTGAGCGACGGCACAGAGGCTTGGTTAAAGTTAGAAGTAGATGGAAGAATCCACGGTCAAGTCAATCCATGTGGAGCTGTGACCACAAGATGCACTCATCGAAGGCCTAATATGTCTCAAGTTCCTAGGGTAAACGCACTATACGGGAAGACTTGTAGGGAATTATTTTACGCTCCTGAAGGATTTTGCATGGTTGGGGCAGATATGTCGGGACTCGAGTTAAGAGCTTTGGCTCATTACACCTTCCCACATGACAATGGTAAATACAGAGATGCGATTTTAAATGGTGATATTCATTCTGCAAACCAAGAGGCTGCTGACTTGCCTGACAGAAACATGGCTAAAGTTCTTATATATGCTTTATGTTATGGGGCTGGCAATCAGAAGTTAGGAGCTATTGTTGGAGGAGGAATGTCTGAAGGTGCTGAGTTAAGAGAAAGATTTCTTAGAAATATGCCAGCACTTAAAAGAGTTCAAGACGGTGTAAAAGCAGCTTTAGATCATAGAGATTACTTAAAAGCTGTTGATGGTAGGAGATTAAAAATACGCTCAAAACATTCTGCTCTTAATACTTTGTTACAATCTTGTGGTAGCATTGCTATGAAGGAGGCTACTTGTCTAATGCACAGAAAGTTTAGGGAACATGGATACTCGAAAGAAGATGTGATTATGGTTGCTCACGTTCATGACGAAGTTCAATTACAAGTACGCAAGGAGTTAGCGGATAATGTCGGAAGGATTACAGTACAGTCGATGCGTGATGCGGGGGAAAATCTCTCCCTCAACTGCCCGCTCGACGGAGAATATAAAGTCGGAAGAAACTGGGCAGAGACTCATTGATCTTGCTTGGGTTGCTGGGATTATTGATGGAGAGGGTCACTTACGTTACACAACTTCTCCAGCAATAGTAGTAGAAAGTGTTTCTAAATCTATGGTTGATAAATGTTGTGAGATTGCAAACGGCTCGGTACACGAAGTAAGTAGAAAAACTTCTACTGGGAAAACTGTGTACCGATGGCAAGTCTCTGGTACAAAGGCTAAGAATTTATGCAGAGAGTTAATACCTTATCTTTCTACTAAAAAATTCCAAGCAAATATATTAGAAGCTATTATGAACTACCCTGCTAAATCAGATATGAGAAAAACTTTAAAGGATATGTTAAATGGACAAAGGGAGATTTTAAATTGAGTGTTGACTTTATTCCTACAGAAAAATTAGTGAAAGAGCTACAGAAAAGATTTGATGAAATGATTTTCATAGCTGCTTCTAGTCGTACCAATGAAACAGAAGATTTAGTTGTTTCTTTCTCTGGTTCTTATCATTCTTGTTTAGGTCTTGTAAGACTTGGAGAAGTAGCTTTGCAGTCAGGAGCATCCCCCGATGAGAACTATACTGATTGATGGAGACGTTGCTCTTTACTCTGTTACTAAATCATGCGAGTATGAGCAAGATTGGGGCAATGACTTTTGGACTTTAACAACAGACATGAAAGAAGCACGGCATCGCTTGGATCTTTGGATTGGAACTTTAAAAACCAATTTAACAGCAGACAGTATAATTATTGCTTTGTCCGGAGACGAAAACTGGCGTAAAGATGTATATCCTAAGTACAAACTACATAGGAAAAAACACAGAAAACCTATGGGATTTGTTCCTTTAAAAGAATATATGAACAAGGTTTATCGGTGTATTACATACCACAACCTAGAAGGAGACGATGTTTTAGGAATGTTAGCTACTTGTCCTGAAGATAAATACACAGGATTAAAAGGAGATCGAATAGTAGTAAGCATTGATAAAGATTTAAAAACAATTCCGGGTTTTCATTACAATCCAGATAAACCTCAAGATGAGATATATATGGTAGACCCAGAGCAAGCAGACTATAATCATTTGTTTCAAACTTTAACTGGGGATGCCGTGGATGGATATCCGGGGTGTCCGGGAATAGGCCCTAAGAGAGCAGAAAGATTATTAGAGGATTCTGTTTCATGGGATACAGTAGTAGGAGCGTATGAAAATGCGGGGCTTACTGCGGAAGATGCATTAGTCCAAGCTAGGGTAGCTAGGATACTTCGATGGGGTGATTACAAAAGGAAAGAGGTTATTTTATGGGATCCACAATGACAAGAGATGAGCTTTTAGCGTTTCACGATGAGCTTACGCACAAAGCAGTAGAACTTATGAAAGCAAAAAACCACGATTACAGCGGAGGAGCCGACAAATCTAATCCGTTTCTTAATTTTTCTAGAGTAGAATCAATGGGAATTACAGATACAAAAACTGGGTTTTTAGTAAGAATGACTGACAAGTTTTCTAGGCTTGCTACTTTTGTCACAAATGGTACATATAAAACAAAAGATGAGGCTCTTGAGGACACAATCGTGGATCTTATTAACTACAGCGTGCTGTTTTTGGCTTATGCCCAAAATGAAAAGGATTACTATAAGGAGTAAAAACAATGGAAGAAGCATACCCAACCGTTCCCGAGGATTTAATCAAGCAGTTAAACATTAATTTTCCAGAAAGATGTGCTGATTTAGACTGGGAAGAAAAGAAAGTTTGGTTTTACGCCGGACAAAGAGCTGTTGTACGTTTTTTAAATTCTAAGTACAACGAGCAACAAGAAATTATAAAAGGAGTTAAATAATGTGTATGAGATCCCCGAGAGCTGCGGCTCCACCGCCACCGCCCCCCGAGCCTGTAGCACCTCCAGCTCCTCCTCCTCAAAGAATATTAGCTCCTCCTCCAGTTATCTCACAAATACCGGAAGAGAAAAAATTACAAGCACGTCCTGTATCAAAAGCTAAGAAAAGAAGACAAGCAATGAAAATGGGCAAATCTTTATTTACAATCGCACGAGGGCCTGTGAACCCTCCCGGAGGTAGCGGTAGCCCCGTTAATTATTAATGCTAGATCAAGGTGCTTCAATCAAAGGAATGTATAACCAATGCGAGGCAGAACGCAGGACATACTTAGATCGTGGAAGAGATTCCTCAGCCCTTACAATACCTACTATTCTGCCAGACGATTCAACCACGGGACATAAAAGATTTCCTACTCCTTTCCAATCTTTAGGAGCAAGAGCTGTTAACAACCTTAGTTCTGCTTTATTACTAAGTTTGCTACCTCCTAATGCTCCTTTCTTTCGTCTTATTTTAGATGAGAGAGAAATGAGAAAGATGGATGGGATTGACCCCAGAATAAAAACAGAAGTAGAGTCATCTCTTTCTGATATCGAACGATCCGTTTCTAGAGAAATCGAGTCTAATAATATCCGAGTTTCAACCTTTGAAGCCTTACGACATCTAGTTGTGACTGGTAATGCTTTATTGTATTTACCTGAAAAAGGCCCTATGAGAGTAATACACCTCGACCGATTTGTCTGCAAACGAGATCCTATGGGCAATGCGAGGGTAATCATTATAAAAGAAAATGTGTCCCCGGCTATGCTGCCAGAATACGCTCAACAATACGCTGAAGCTAAAAAATCTAAATTTGACGATACGTGTGAGATATTCACCATGCAGCATACATTGCCCAATGGGAAGGTAGAAGTTGTACAGGAAATCTTTGGTCACATACTAGAAGAAACTAGAACTATATATGAGAAAAACCGTTCTCCTTTTATAGCTTTAAGAATGCTTAGAGTAGACGGGGAGTCTTATGGTAGAGGATATGTAGAACAGTATTACGGAGACTTACAAAGTTTAGAGGGACTTTCTAAAGCTATTGTTGAAGGAAGTGCTGCTGCTTCTAAAGTGTTATTCTTAGTCAATCCAAACGGTACAACGAGAGCAAGGACTCTTGCTGAATCTCCAAATGGAAGTATCAGAGAAGGGAGTGCTGCCGATGTTAGTGTACTCAAAGTCGATAAAACCCAAGATTTCAGTATTACGCTACAAGCGATGCAGACAATCAGCGAGCGTTTATCGTATGCCTTTCTCCTTACAGAAGCATCTATTCGTAATGCGGATCGAGTTACGGCCGAAGAAGTAAGATTAGTTACCCAGTCTATAGAGAGACAATTAGGTGGAATATATAGTGTCTTGTCTCAGGAATTCCAATTACCCTTGGTAAACAGAATTATTGACAGGATGCAGAAACAAAAGAAACTCCCTAAGATTCCTAAAGATAAGGTAACTCCTACAATTATTACAGGAATTGATGCGTTAGGAAGAGGGAACGACTTATCTAAACTTGATATTTATTTACAAGGCATAGCTCAGACAGTAGGCCCCGAAGCATTGGGTCAATATGTAAATATTCGAGAGTATATGTCTAGGAGAGCTTCTGCTCTTGGAATAGATACTGAAGGATTAGTACGTACAGAAGAAGAAATACAAGGTATGATGCAGCAACAGCAAATGATGGGACTGGCCCAACAAGCTGCACCACAGGCCATAAGTACTGTCGCAGGACAAGTACAGCAAGACATGGAGAATGAAAGTGTCTAATTACGAAAAAGTTGAAGTAGTCAAAAACGACCCAAATGAAAATCCAACATTAGAGCAAGAAGCTGCAATGATGGAAGAAACAAATGCCCCTCAAGAACAAGAAGGAGTAGAACCTGTAACCGATGAAACGACAGAAGAGCGTCCCGAATGGCTACCGGAGAAATTTACAAGTCCAGAGGAGTTGGCGAAGGCTTATCAGGAATTGCAATCAGCGTATTCCAAAAAAGACCAAGAGAAAACTGAAGAACAGCCAGAGAGTACTCCCGAATCCTATGCCAATTTTTTCAATGGGGGATATGAAGAATATACGACGGAGCTTTCGGAGACTGGGACGATTTCAGAAGAGTCGAGGGAGAGGATTGCGAATCAAATCAACATTCCTCGTGAATTTATTGACCAGTATATTGAAGGGCAACAGGCTTCTTTAAATGTCCACATGAACTCTGTATACGGAACTGTAGGAGGAGAAGAGAACTACGATGCCATGATTGAATGGGCTTCTACAGAACTTACTGAGCAAGAGCAAGATGTATTTAATAATGTCGTTATGCAAGGAACAAATGAAGAAATGTTGTTTGCTGTTAAAAATTTATCTAGCCGATGGAAAGAATCTGCTGGAATGGCTCGTCCTCTTATTCAAGGAGACACAGGTTCTAAAGGAGCCTCTGGAGCATTCCGTTCTTTAGCAGAACTTACTGAGGCTATGAAGGATCCACGTTATCGTAAAGACCCTGCATACCGTAGAGATGTAGAGTCTCGTCTTTCCAGTTCCAACATTTTATGAGGTGAAAAAATGAAACCCGGATACAAATCTACAGAGTTTTGGATGTCAAGTGCGGCCATGTTAATCGGAGCATTATGTGCGTCAGGTGCCTTCCCTATGGAGTCTTCTGTCGGCCAAATGCTAGGAATGGCTATGTCAGCTTTAGCAGCACTTGGTTATGGTGCTTCAAGAACTGCTGTGAAGAAAAAGCAAGCAGAAGAAGAAGCCATGTGGGAGTCTTGTGAAGAGGAAGCGTAATGTCTTTTTTAGCAAGTTTACTAGGGTCTATTTTTAAGGCTCTACTTCCTACTATTTTGGAGAAAACAAATGAACCTACTATTGGAAAAGATGCCCCTCCTCCTCCTAAGCGTATTCGTAATGCTTGGAGTAACAGGGTGCGGAAGTTCAAAAGTAGTATTCGTCCCAGAAAGTGAAGGGCTTATAAGAATAGGCCCTAACACTAAGGGAAAAGTTTATTATTGGAACGGCAGTTCTTGGGAATTGTCGGCTAGTAAAGTCCTCATACCAGAAGGATGGTATGCAGGTTCGATGGATGTCGAAGTTGAAGAAGATTTTCAGCCCATTGCGATGGATAACTGACTTGAGAAATAAACAGAAACACCACATTTATTTTAGTTTTTGTCGTACTACGACAATTTAATTTACAAAGGAATTTTACCATGGCATATGCAGCCCCGAGTGGCTCAAGGTTCGGACAAGACCAAGGTGCTGGTTCAAATACTGCTTTGTTTTTAAAGGTCTTCTCAGGGGAAGTCCTTACAGTTTTTGAAGAGCAAAATCAAGTCCTACCTTTAGTTCGCACTCGCACAATCACAAGCGGTAAATCAGCACAGTTCCCAGTAACTGGTGTTGCACACGCTAAGTATCACACACCCGGAGAGTCTGTTTTAGTAGAAGATGCAGCAGGAGACCTTGCTGGCCCAGCTAAATACAACACAAGCATGACTCACAGCGAACGTGTGATTTCTATTGACGCAGTTCTTACTTCATCCGCATTTCTTACTGATATAGATGAAGCCATGAACCACTTCGACGTTAGATCAGTATACAGCACAGAAATTGGACGAGAGTTAGCTTACACAACTGATGAAAACCTAATAGGTACAATCATCGGCGGTGCAAGAGAACTTACTGACCGATACGGTAATACTGAATCTAGTAAAGTAGCCATGCTTGCTAATAAGTTTCTAGGCGGTACTATTCTTTGCGATGGTGGCACTAGCGACGAAGCTACAGCAAATGAAATTGGAGGCATTGGCGACAACGATGGAACTGTCGAAGGTTCTGACTGGGTTAAAGGAATCTTTAAAATGGCCGAGCTTATGGACGAAAGAAATGTCCCACAGCAAGGTCGTTACGCTATTCTTCCTCCTGCTGAGTACTATAAGCTCATCAAGGAAAACACAGATGCAATAAACCGAGACTTTGGAAACGAAGGAAATGGTTCTACTGCTAGTGGTACAATCATGGAAGTTGCTGGCGTTAGAATTCTAAAGAGCAACCACATTCCACAAGCAAACAACGGAAGTGCTGATATTGTTGGAGCTTCTGATCTTATTGCAAACCCACAATTTGGTTCCAATACTGGTTACCTACAAGCTGATTTCTCTAACACTATTGGTGTTGGGTTCCAGTCTGAAGGTGTCGGTACTGTTAAGTTAATGGACTTAGCAATGGAATCAGAGTACATTATGGAACGACTTGGAACTCTACTCTTAGCAAAATATGCTATGGGTCACGGTGTTCTTCGTGAAGAATGTTGCTATGAATTCTCTAACAAGACTTAATATATACTTAAGTATTGTATAATTGACATGAGTCTCCATGTCCCCGGAGGCGGCCTCTGAATAAGGGGTCGTCTCCTTTTTTAAAATTAAGAAGGGAGCGTCTAATGGCTGGAGCTAGAACAACAGAACTCGATGCAGTAAACACAATTCTTTCGGCGGTTGGTGAACCTCCTATTACTTCTCTTAGTGATCCTAAAAATGCTGATGCAGCGATTGCTCAAAATGTATTAACAGAAATTACTAGAGAAATACAAACAATGGGCTGGCATTTTAATACGCAATACAATGTAGCTTTTCAGCCTGATGCAAGTAAACAAATAGTATTAGCAGAAAACATAGTAAGAATTGATTTAGTAGACCACGGAATAGTAACTCAAGATGTTAATAGAAACACAACAGTTACAGATACTAGAGACATTACTCAGCGTGGAGATAAACTATTTGATCGTACTAATAACACTTATGATTTTGAAACGGAAGTTGTAGCTACTGTTATTTACTTACTAGATTTTACAGAGCTTCCTGAGCCAGCACGTCGATATGCGACTATAAAAGCTGCTCGTGTATTTCAAGATCGTATGGTGGGATCTCAGAAACATCACATGTTTTCTCGTGAAGATGAAACTCGTGCTTTAGCTTTGCTAAAAGAGTTTGAAGGAGAAACTGGAGACAGAACAATCTTTGACAACCACGATGTTCATAGAATCATAGGCAGACTAAACACTTCTAGGAGTCTTGGATAATGGCTCTTATTACTACGAGCGTTCCTAACTTAGTTGGCGGGGTATCTCAACAACCTGCAACACAACGTCTACCTAACCAATGCGAAGCACAAGAAAATGCAATGCCTTTAGTTGTTGGCGGACTGACTAAAAGACCTCCTACAAACTATGTAAATCAACTTAAAAATAGTACTTCATCGGTAAACGCTACTGACGCTTTTACTCATGTAGTAACACGAGATGTAGATGAAGAATTTTTAGTAACTCTTACAGGATCAGGAAATACTGTTTTAGTACACGATTTAGATGGCACTCAAAAAATTGTGCATACTGACTTAGGATCTAGTACTTATTTAACAGACAGTTCTCCTTCTGCTAACTTTAAAGCTGTGTCTATTGCTGATGTTACTTTCTTAGTAAACACTTCAGTTACTTGCCAACTTGCAGATACTTTGTCTACTTTTTCTAGAGGACTTACTGCACAACCTAACGAAGCTCTTATTTGGATCAAGGCTTCTGGGCAAGGTATTCACTTTAAAGTGCAGTCCTTTCTTGACGGAGGTTCAGAAGTACAAATAGGAGAATTTGACCACGATCCTACTGCGACAGACATTGACCCCGACATGAGTAGCGAAACGTATGCGTACCCTCCAGATCCTCCATCTACTGAAGCTATTGCAGCTAACTTAGCAGGAGACATTAACGGAGTAACTGATTACACCTCAACATCTCAAGGAAGTGTTGTGTTTGTTTCTCACTCTTCTACTGACTTTACTTTAACTGTAGAAGATTCACTAGGACAATCAGCTCACAGAGTTATTAAAGACAGCGTACAAAATTTTAGTGATCTACCTTCTATAGCAAAAAACGGAATGAAAATTTTAGTAAAAGGAGATCCTGAATCCGACGTAGATGACTACCATGTTATCTTTGAAACAAACGGAGGAGCTGACTTTGGTGAGGGCCTATGGGTAGAAACTATAGGTGGAGGAGAGAAATTTACTTGGAATTACGACACTTTACCCCACATACTAATAAGACAATCTGATGGTACTTTTATGGTTAAACGGGCAGACCGAACAACACCGGGATCTAATGTTCCTGCTGGGTCTGACTATACAAACTTTGGATTTAACCCAAGAGAAACTGGGGCTTTGCTAACGAATCCTAATCCATCTTTTGTAGACAAGAAAATAAACGACATTAGTTTCTTTAAAAATCGTCTAGTACTTCTTTCAGGAGAAAATGCTATTCTAAGTGAAACTGCATTTTATTTTAACTTCTTTAGAACTACTGTTACTCAGTTACTTGATACAGCTGTTGTAGACGTTGGAGTAGGTGGTACTGAGATTAATGAGCTAAAGTCAGCAGTACCTTTTAGTGATCGACTTATTCTATTCTCAGACAGAACACAGTTTGCTCTGCAAGGAGAAGCAATATTAAGTCCTCTTACTGCCTCAATTACTCAAGTAACTAACTTTGACGTGCAAACATCTATGAGGCCAGTAGCAAGTGGGTCTTCTTTGTTCTTCCCATTTACTCGTGGTTCTTTCTCAGGAGTACGAGAGTTCTTTAAAACAAACGAAACAGACATACAATTTGACGCACTAGAATCTACAGCTCAAGTTCCTAAGTATATAAGTGGGACTATAAAACAAATGTCAGCGTCTACTCACGAAGATGTTCTTGCAGTTCTTGCTGGCACAGCTAATGAGCTTTACATATACAAATACTTCAACAATGGACGTGAGAGAGTTCAAGCAGCTTGGAGTAAGTTTACTTTTACTGGAGCTACTATTTTAAACTTACAATTCGTAGGTTCTGCTCTTTTCTTGGTAGTAGTAAGAGATTCTAAAACATACCTAGAACGCATGGATTTGCAGACAGGACTTGTTGATACTGGGGCTGAATATGTAACTACCTTAGATCGTCGTCACAAACTTACAGGACAAACAGGAACTACTCTTACGTTGCCTACAAACTACGAAATGAACTCATCGGATGCTATGCAAGTTGTTACTACTGGAGGAGACACGGTGGGAGTTTCTTCTGTTAGCGGTAACACTATCACGCTGTCCGAGGCTGTAACCAATGAGGATTTATTCGTAGGACTTCCTTACACCATGAAATACGAGTTTACTGAGCCTACTCTTAAAAAAGCAACTGCAAAAGGTGGGTTTGAAATGGTAGCAGCAGGTAGGCATCAGCTACGTTATATGACTGTAGTGTTTGAAGATACTGCGTTTTTCAAAGTTAAAGTAACTCCTGAGATTGGTGGATCTGACGGTTCAACAACTGAGTATCCTTTTTCAGGTAGATTCTATTCTGCTGGTGGACTATTAGGTTCAATACCTAGCCAATCAGGAGATTTTAGATTTCCTGTGTTTGCAAGATCAGACAGAGTAAAAATAGAAATAGAGAACGATTCTGCTTTCCCTAGCAACTTGCAGTCGGTAGAATTTGAAGCAAGCTACGTTACCCGATCGCAGCCTAGGATTTAATGAAGACTTATGTTTTAACATCTACTCTACCCCATGTGTACCATGTAGCTAACAACATGAGAAAAGCGGATATAGAAGAACTAACAGCAGTAGGTAATGTTTCTCCAGAAACTGCTTTGATGTCAGGGTATCTAGAATCTAAACCTTACTGTTATACTGGTATGAAAGACGGGACTCCGTTTACTATGTTTGGAGTAGTTCCAATGGATCGAGAGTTAAAAACAGGATCAATATGGTTGTTAGCAACCAACGATCTAACTAACGATGTTCCAATATCTTTTTTAAGGCAAAGCAGGAAGTTCCTGCCTACATTACTAGAACCGTATGACATGGTGTTTAACTGTGTGTACGAAAAAAATACAGTCCATATTAAATGGATACAATGGCTTGGGTTTACTTTTATTCGTCGTGTGACATTAGGCCCTTATAATAAAACATTCTTAGAATTTGCGAGGTTAAATCATGTGTGATCCTGTATCAGCAACAATGGGAGCTATAAGCGTAGCTCAGGGAGCTGCCGGAGCTTCTGCTGCTAGAAAACAATACAAAGCACAAGCTGAATACAACAGGAAGCTAGGACTACACAGGAACGCTGAATACTATAGACAAGTAGCTTATCAGGAAGAACTAGCTCAATGGCAAGCAGACAGATATAATTCTTTAGCAGATTCTGCGGAAGACTCAGCTAGTGGACAATACGCAGCATTATTAGATCGAGTAGAACAAACAAAAAATGCTACTCTACAACAAATTAAAAGAGCGTCTATGCAAGCTAGACAAGGATCTTCTTTTGTTAGAGCCGCCGCCGCAGAAACAGGAACTGTAGGAAACTCAGTAAGATTAGCTCAACAGCAATACGAACTTGCAGAAGCTAGAGTTTCTCAAGCATCTTTTACTAACTTAAGAAATAAATTAAAACAATCTCAAATGAATATGTATGCAATACAAGCTCAAACTCAAAACAGAATAAATGCTGCGTTGCCAGCCCCAATGGCTCCAATAAACCCAGCAGCTCCAGTACAATCAGTTGCTAGACCTTCTATGGCTCCTTATATGGTGCAAGCAGGAGCTGGGGTAATTAACGCAGCAGCTCACCATCAAACAATAGAAGCACTAAACCCAACTCCAGCTTCTACCACAGGAGGTGCTTAAATGGCAAAAAGACCGCAATCAAGAACCGTCGTATCTAATGTAGCTCCAGCTGAATCAGCTTTAGATGTTGTAGCAACTCCTAGAGATGTGACAATAGACCAAGGTGCTGCTGGGATGCCTGTAGCAGAAGCGGGAACTCCTATGCCTACTGCTCCTGCTTTAGGGTTAGGACAGAACGAACAAAAATTAGCCGCCGCTTTTTCAGGATTGTCCAAATCAGTACAAAATTACGGAGTAGCCGCAGCAAAAAGAGACGCTGCTCAAGAAGAAGCAGACATAAAACAAGCGTACAACGAACTTCGAGCTGTAAACAAAACACTTAGTGAAGCAGTAGACGACGGCGACATTTTATTTATAGAAAATCCAGCAAGCCAAAAAGGATTAGCAAGAGCTGATGCTGCTATAAAAATACAAAGATTAGGGCAACTTTGGGATTCAGAAAAACACAAACTAAGAGACGAAGACCCTAGGTTAAAAACTATGAAAGGGAGCATGGAATGGCTTGAAGAAGAACTTTCAAAATTAAAATGGACAGCAGGAGAAGGCGGAAGTGCGGATTTTGATATAGCTTTAAATAAATATTCTTCTAAATTATATGAAAGTTTTGGAAACGACCAAGCAAATTACATAAGCACCGAAACTCAAAACTTAGCAATTACAGGAATTCAAGCTGAAATAAACATGGAAATTAGAAATTTAATGGGAACAAAAAATCCTAACGAATCTAAAGAAGCAAGAAATTCTAGAATAGTTTTTGGAATAAAACAAATAGTTGAAGAAATTGGAGATCAATATGTGGGGCCTTGGGAAGGATCTATAAGCAGAAAAAGTGCAAACAGAATTATAGGGAATACTTTAATTGATGGCATGATAAACAACGCAGCAGCAGCTCCTTTTATTAAACAGGCTTTTGAGTTAGCAGAAATAGGGCCAGCAAACCAAAAAGGAAAAAGACCAAGACTTGCAGATGAACCTTCTATTGTTAATGCTTACGCTGAGTCAATACCTCAAATAGAAAGAAATATAACTTTTACAGATACTAGAACTCAAGCTCAAAAAACAACATCAATTGGGAGAGGTTTAGATGAATTTGTACAATCAACTATAGTAAATAACCCAAACCTTGTAGGAGTAGACCCTACGTCTGTGCTTACAAATTCTGATGATATTTTAGGATCGGCAGTTAAGCAACTTAGAGATGTTATTCCAAATTTTGACGAAGACTATAAAATAATTAGAAGTCCTAAAGGTGAAGAAGGAGTCTACGTTTTACGGAACAAACAATTACACGCTCAAGGCAAATCCGGTTCAGATTACACTATAAATTTAAAAAATGTTCAAAAGTCTGTAAATTTAACGCTGTATAAACACAAATTTAACCAGTTAATGCAAGAAGAAAACATGACTGAAGCTAACGCTATGGCTATGGCTGCTGCTGAACTTAATTTTATTCCCGACGAAACATCTACAATGCTTAAAGAATATGGGAATCCTAGCTCTTGGGTTCGAAATGCTGAAGAAATTCGCCAAGGCATTGCAGATCAAGTAAATGCAGAAGTCCCCACTACGCACGAACAAAAATTTGTACAAGCATTTGAAACTTATTTGGCTTTCACAGAAGTAGGAAAAGATCAACTTTTATCAAAAGTAGTAGGAGCAGAAAATTTAGAAATATATAGACAAGCAGAGTACATTCAGAAATATAAAGGGGCAGCAGACGGTAGACAAGTATACCGAGCTGTTGTTGGGGCTGTAGAAAGAGCTAATAACGAAGTATCAATTAGTAATATATCTAAAGCAATGGATGCTCAATTTCCCGACGAGTTTGTTTCGTCAGGAGCAGATCCTGCTCAATATAATTTGGTAAAACGATTTGCTTTTAATAACATGTTTTTTGGGCAGACAAATGTTAAAGAAGCTGTAAACGATGCTATTAATTTTGTAAAAGAGAATAGCGTAGTAATAGACGGAAAATTTATTTTAAGGCACGACCTAGGAAACTTTGGTTCGTATTCTAATCAAGACACACTAGAGTATGCTAAAAGACTTGTTGAGTTTTCTTCTTTTCAAATATCTAGAGGAAGAATGCCTGAAAAATTAGATTTGTCTGTAGAACAAAACAAAGAACTATACGAAAGACTTCAAAATTTAATTAAAAATAATAAAGACATAGGGGAAGATATTATGAAAGTTAGATTTGAAGTTGCTCCCAAATCAGAAGGAGAGCAATGGGATTTGTTTGTAGGAAACGTACTAAGAGATTCTTTTAGTTATAACGAAATAACTTTATTGTTTGGAGAAGACATGCCCGGTTCTTGGGGTAATAGATTGTACTACGATGCTTTAGAAGAATCTGATTTTAGAGACGCAATGAGAGCTGGATTAATTCCTGAACCTATGCTGACTGAGAAAGAAAAAATAAGACAAAGAGCTTTACAGCAAGAAAAAGAAACAGGCGTGGCTCCTGAAGGGCTTTATCAAAGAGCAGATACTTACTACTTTGGCACAGGACGAGCAGGAGCTAGAAATTAATGTTAAATAATTCGTTTGAGTATAACGCAGAAAATGCAACAACTATACAAGACCCTCAACTCCCGTCTCAAAATAAAACCTTAAAAGATGTAAACTTTGGCATGGTTCCTTTAGGAATGTTTAATCGAATAGACAATCCTCAATACCGTACATCTAGAGAATTATCTTTAATGTACCAGCCTTACCAAAGAAATTTAGGATTTGTTGGAAAACTTGGAACTTCTTTAAAGTATGCAACTGTAACTGGAGAAGCTATTCGTGATTTAGCAACTTTTGATACATTCAGAAATGATCCAAATTTTATGGTTTCTGATGATCTTTTAACAAACTATGCTTCGGATCTTCCAGAAGAAACTCAAGAAAGATTAAAAAGTTCTGGCTCTCTTATGGAGTTTTTACACGAAACTGACGATGCTAGATTAGGTTTAAAAAGGATGGAGGAACTATTTAAAGGAGGAGCCTTAGATAAAGTTGGAGGTTTCTTGGCTTTAATGGGATCTCAAATTCCTGAATACATGGCAATTATGTACGGATTAGGAGCGGCTGGACTGTTTGCAACTGCGTCAGCTTCAACAATAGCTCAAGCACCTGCGGCTGCTTTAAGAAGTCAAAGGTTAATTGCTATAAATAATGCTTTAAAAGTTACTGGAGCTGAAATTCCTTTTGAAATTTTAAGGTATAACTTAGATAAAACTTTAACTCCAAATGATGTAGTTTTAGCTCTTGGCATGTCTGCCGGAATAGGATCTTTAGGATCTGCTATAAAGCCTAAATGGTTTGACCCCGCATACGGCAAAATGTTACGCCAAGTTGAAGCAGAAGAAAAAGCAGAACTTTTACGAGCAGCCCGTAGAGAAAAAGCTGCCGACTACGAAGCAGGGCCTAAATTAAGAGCAGTAAGCGACGATGAAATATTAACAGAACTTGATGGGCTTAGTAGAAAAGAATTACGAGCTGAAGCTAAACGGCTAGGCATAAAAAGAAATAAAAAACAAACTGATGACGAACTTCGTTTTGAAATTGCTGTAAAAAGAAGAGAAGAAACCCCGGGTGTTGAAGCATTTTCTAAACAGACTGAAAGAAATTTATCTAAACTAGATGGCAGACAACTCATAATATTAGCTAGAAAATTAAATATTTCTATAGGATTAGACCCTAAACCTATGGTGCTTCGTCGTTTGATATCAGAAAAATTAATTAAAGATTTTAACCAAGGACATACAGTTGTAAAAGAAGGTTTTAAAATAACCGGAGCTGAAAACAAACTTATATCTCGTTCTAAAAAAATGAAACAAATTTTAGGAATTGACATTGAATTTGATGGAGATATAGACAAAGCTCTTTGGAGTATTTTGACTACTAAATCTTTAAAATCTAAAAAAGCATTAATTGACAGATTAAAAAAAGAAGGAATAGAAGACCCTGAAAAAGTATCCGCAGAATTGCAAGAAGCTGCTATTAACGGTATTAACAAAGCAAAAAAATCTAAAAAAACTTCTTACAAAATAAATGCAAGTAAGTTAATTAAACTGTCTAAAGGAAGAAAAAAGACCAAACCTTTAAAACCTACGTTTATAGATACTGATATTTTAAATCCAAAAGTATCAAAAAGATCAAAAGACGTAGATCCACATCCTATAGCAAATGCTCGAAATGAACGAATAGACCATGCAGACGGGACTGTGGATGTAAACCCAGAAATACCTTTTAAGAAATCTGACGGTTTAATTGACTTAGACCCTAAAGATATTGGAGCAGAAGCAACCGCTAATGCTGGGTTAATTCCTAGAACAGCTCACGGGCATGGTAAAGGTTTCAGAGAAACTGTTGCTAGGTATATTGAAGGAGCGTCTGCACTTCCTATTCCTGTTTTAGGAAAATGGCTACACACTTTGACTACTCCTTTAGCTACTCGACTTCTTTCTAGTGAATCTCTTTTAATACGTGAGTTTACCTCTGCATTTATGGAAAGTCCTAGAGGAAGTGGCTATAACGCACAAACAGTAGTGAGACAAAATACTCAAAGAGTTACAGCAGAGCTTAGAAGTGGACTTATGGCAGCAGATATTCAAGCTCAAAAACTAGGGTACAGATTAGATTTAAAAGATCCTAGAGCAAACAGAAGAATTATTAGAGCTTTAACTAGAGAAGATAAATCTGGGCTAGACGCAGCTGAACAATTAGCAGTAGAAGCAATCCAAAATTTTCATACTAAACTTTTAAACCACGCTAAAAAATACGGGCTTCTTGCTGATGAAATTCCTGATGCTGCAACTTATTTTCATAGAGTTTACAAACCTACTACTTTTGCTAAAAAAATAGAAACATTTGGAAAAGCAAAAGTTATTGAGTTTTTTGCTACTGCTATTAGAAAAGCTAATCTAACTACAGGAGGAGAAGCTGCAAAAATAGCCGACAAAAAAGCATTAGAAGCAGCTAAAAGAATTGTTAGTTTTGGAGAAGATCCTGAAGCTCACAGAGGTTACAAACAGACTAAAAAATTCTTAGAAAATGCTAAAGATGATTTAACAGAAAAAGCAAAAGATTTAGGATTTACTAAAGACGATATTTCTGACATTCTTGATTTAGTGACAGACCACGTAAGCGAGCCTCACTTAGGAATGGCTAAAAGAAGAATTTTATTAGATGAAAATTATGAAGCTGAAATAGACGGCGTAATGGTACACATAGATGAGTTTTTTAA